GGCGATCGTGAGCCCCGGCGTCGCGGTCATCGAGACGGGCGCAAAGCGCGCGAAGGCATGAACGCCCGGGACGCCCTGGAACGCCTGATCCGTTGGGTCATGCGCGATTCCATTTATCTGGCCGCCCACCCCGCCGTCGTCGTCACCGATCACGGCGACGCGGTCTCGGTGAGCATCGAGAGCGGGCCGCTTGCGGGTGCCCTCCCTCGAGTCCCGGTCCTGAGTGGACTCGCTGGGGGCACGGCAACAGCAGTCGAGCCGGGCACGCGCTGCCTGGTTAGGTTCGAGGCTGGCGACCCTTCACGGCCTCGCGTGGTCGCCTGGGGATTCGACCGTGACTCCGCCGTCGTCCACCTCGACCGTGGCGGACGCTCGATCGCTCGAGTCGGCGACGTCGTTCGGATGCCCGCTGGGCCATCCCTTCCGGTCACCGGCACCCTGGTCGGCATGATGACCGTCCAGCCGCCACCTCCCTCGCCGCCTGTCCCGACACCCATTCCACCAGGCACGACCTTCACCGGCACGATGGCCCTCCCGCCATCTCTCTACGGAACGATCGTCTCCGGGGCTCGAAAGGTCACCGCATGAGCGTCACCTACGCCGGCAGCTTCACCCTGGGTGAGCTCCTGCCGCTCCCTCTGCTCTCGCAGACCCGCCTTGCGGCGACGGCGGCGCTTTCCCTGACCGATGCGCAAGCTCGGCTCTCGGCGGCGCTGGCGGCCTCCGTGGCCCCTCCGCCGGCACTCGGCGAGCTCATCGCGTCGCTGCAGCAGATGATTCGGTCCCTGCAGGACCTGTTAGCCAACCCTCTCCCTGCGGTGAGCATCTCTGCCGTGGCCGACCTGCAGGCTCTCGTCGGGGACCTGCAGGCGTCGGCCAATTTCGCCATCGAGCTCGGACAAATCTTCGCCTCGCCCGGCGTGCACTACGTGCTCTTCGCCGGCAAGGACTCCGAGGTATCTGGAGCGATCGGGTCGACCCTTGCAGGGCTTCCTGGTGTTGCTGCGGAGTCGACCGTGGCCGGCGTCGTGCTGCTCGCCTCTGACGGCGGGACGATCGCCGCGCTGCGGAAGCTCTTTCGCTGACTCAGCGCAGCGACCAGTATTGGCGACCGTAGGCGATCACGATGCGCACCGATCTGACGGGAGCTGTCGGTGTAGCAGGCTGATGGAGAAGGGTGCTCGCGTACATGACTCCAGGCGGATCCGGGTAGCTCCACTCGACATTGATGTCCGCCGGCTCCGAGAGACAGAGCGCATCGGTCTTCCCGAGCTCAAATGTCCACGTATTCGCGGAACATGGGACGATCGCGGAAAGCACCAAACACGGTGCGCTCGGATCTGCCAAGCGCGTGATCTTGACCTCCACCTGCTGCTCGGTGGCCGTCTTGCAGAACTTTGGCGGAAGCGGCGCATCGGCTTTCCAAATCGCCGCAGGCTCCACCGGAGCCCCACCGGTAGCCGTTCCCCCGCCGCTGCCCGGGGCTGCCCCGAAGCCTCCGCCGAAGCCCCCCGCCGTGGCGGTCGTGCCACCCGTCGCCAGCGTCCCGCCGGATGCGGTCACCCCGCCGCTCGAAGATGCGCCACCGGTCGCTGTAGCCCCGCCTGAAGCAGTGGCTCCGCCAGTCGAACTACTCCCACCTGTCTCGATGACGCCGCTGTCCTGCTCAGGGCTGCCGCCTCCAGATGCGCTCTCGGTACCGACTGGAGCGGACGTCTGGGTGGTCCCATCTCCAGAGCCGCAGGCAACCAGTCCGACAGCGAGCGCGAAAACCAACCACTTGGCCATCCCGCAATCCTAACCCCGACCCTCGAGAGCGCAAACGATGGCCGATTTCGGCTCAGATATTGGCGGCGTTTGGGACATTTCAGTGGATTTCGCCAGGGTCACCGGGCGCGAAGGGGTGGCTGTCGCGCTCCTTCGTCGCCTCACGACTCCACGCGGCCAGCTGATCGGAGCCCCCCTCTACGGGTACGACCTGCGAGGGCTCATCGGGTCAACCGTCCCCGCGTCCGTCGTCGAGCAACGGGTCACCGAGCAGTGCGCGCTCGAGGAACGGATCAAACGAGCAACGGTCACCGTAACGATGCAACCGGACGGCCTGCAGGTGCTCATCCGAGCCGAGCTCGACGATGGGCCATTCGGGCTCACCCTTGATGCTTCATCGCTCACGGTTCGCGCGTTTCTCGATGGCGTGCTGTTCGCGGAGGAATGAATGCTCTCCATCCAGAAAATCAGGACTCTCGTCTCGCGCACGCAAGCTCTCGACTGGATCTCCTCGCTGCTGACCAGCATCGGGTTCGATACGACGTCCTGGCAGGACGGCTCTTTCGAGCGAACGCACCTCGTCACGATCGCGACGATCGCCGCGGACCTGGCCGAGGTCGCCAGAATCTACACCAAGCTCTCCGTCAACGGATACTCGTCCGGAGACGCGCTCACGGAGCTGAGTCTCTCGCGGTTCTCGAATGCTCGCGGGGCCGGCGCGCGGGCAGCTGGCCCAATGACACTTCGCTCGGTCGCGAAGACGCCGTACGACATCAAGCCCGGGCAGCTCATTGCGACGACTCGGGATGGAGTTCGGTTTCGTAATACGACCGGGACGACGATCTTCGCTTCCGACGGAAACGTCGTGTCCGCGACCTGCAACTGGGAGGCAGTGCTCGAGGGCGTGACCGGCAACGTGCCCAAGGGCACAGTGAACCGGCTCGAGACGCCGCTCGCTGGAGTGACGATCTCGAACGACGTCGGAAATCCATGGTTCTCGATTCGCGCGGGCAAGGACCCGGAACGGGACGACACGCTGCAACGGCGCAACGCGACGAAGTTCGCTCGCTTGAGTGCCGAGCTCACGGCGGCAGCCTACGAGAATATCGCGATCAACCTCGGAGCGTCTAAGGTCACGCTGCACGATCAGAACCCCCGCGGACCCGGAACGCTCGACGTGTACGTGGCCGGCCAAAACTCGGTGCTGTCCGATGCCGAAATGGCCACCATGCAAGCCGAGTTCGCAAAGCGGATCTTCTTCACGACGGCGGCATGGGCGCACCCATGGGTGGACGGAGCAAACCCGTCTCGGGTCGCCATCCGGAAGCCGGATACGCAAGCGCTGAATTTCACGGCGACCGTGTACCACTCGGCATCCGTGAAAGCGTCGGACGTCCGGGCAGATGTGGCAGCGGCGCTGAATGGGCTGCTTGCACGCACACCGATCGGTGGCTTCTCGTTCACGCCGGGCCCGCAAAACATTCTCCCTGTCGACGACATCGTCGAGGCAATCCGAGCTGTCGACGGGGTCAAAAAGGTCGTCCTGGATCTTACCGCTGACGTGCTGGTGAACCCGCTGAAGCTGCTTGTCCAGGGGACGTGGTACCTGAACCCCATCGCCGTGACCTGACCCATGCTCTTCGTCAAATTCGTCGAGAGCGGCATCCTACCGACCCTTTTTTCGGGTCGGTTCGCGCGCCGGCACATGGGCGTGACCGCGGCCGTGTTCGATGTCCTCGCCGAGGGATTCGCGCATGCGGTGCGCGCTCCGTGGGTGAGCGACACGAAAGGCGTTGGTCCGGCTGTCGACATCCTTGGCGACCTCGGCGCGGAGGTCGGTCGGCCTCGCTACCCGCGCGAGACGTGGCAGAGCCATAAGTCACGGATCAACACCATCTGGGACACCGCGCCGCTCGATGGCACCGAGAGCGTCCTGCTGCTCGAGCTCGCCGCCGCGGGATTCCCCGGAGCGCAGGTCCAGTACACCAGCGACTCGGTGAACTGGTCCGAATTCTGGATCTTCTTTCCCGCCGGCACGCATACGATCACGGCCGAGGGCCCACCGGTGGGATCGTTCTCGATCGGGGATGGGACCCACATCGGTCCCGTCGGGCTGCTGGCGGAGGACCTCGCGACGATGCGAGCCATCATTCGCGCCCACAAGCCCGCTCACTGGGTGTGCTCGAAGATCGTCTTCCAGCTCACCGGATGGTCCGTCGGAGACGGACACCATGTCGGCGACCCAGGCCTGGTCATCGGCGGAACAAACGTTTCTGTGGCTGCCTACTGAGGAAAAATGCCGCTCGTAAATCTCACGGACACCGCCACTTGGGTCAACGTCGTCAGGTCGATTGGGGACACGGACCCAGCGTCGGAGACGAACTTCAAGGCGGGGATGCAGGACATCGCGAACCGCACCGCGTACCTGAAATTTCAGGGCGACCTACTATCCGCTCTGAACAGCGTGAACACGCAGTGGCGCCGCATGAAGGTCGGGTTCGGCGCGACGGTAGGTGGTTACCCGCAAACCATCAGTTCGACGACACCGACGGACATGGTCGGGTTCTCCACATCGTTTCCGACCAGCGCGACGTACACGCCTGCCGCCGGAGACCTGATTGTGTGCTGGGCCAAGATTGGGCTGGCCCTGGCCAGCGGCGGTGTCGAAAATAAGACAACGGGACGTCTGGTGGTGCAGTCCTCTTCTACCGCCCAGACGGTCATGCCTGGCGGTATCAGTGTCGTCTCGATGAGCTCGACGCTGGTCCACAATTGGTACTACCAAATGACGCTCTTCGGCATCTACACCATGCCGGTCGCCGAAGACTTTTCGCTCAAGGCTCAGCTGTACAACGAGTTCGCACCATCCCCGGGCGTGCTGGTCGACGACTCCTGGGCGGCGTTCTGCGGCGTGATCCGCCCGGGGGCTTGATCCATGGGACGCAGTTGGCTCGAGGAGCTGCCCGGTATCCGGGACATCATCGACGGCACGCTCGCGATCTTCCGCACGCTCCCGCGCCGGAATCGCCTGCGGTTCGAGGGCCCCGGGGTCTCTCTTGCTGACGACCCGCTGACGGAAGCCACGGTCGTCACCCTCTCGCTTCTCTCGGCGTCCAGCGTCACGATGGGCGGAGACGTGAGCGGGGCCGCGGCCTCAGCGACCGTCGTCGCCCTGCGAGGGAAGGCCGTATCGGCAACGGCGCCCACGTCGAACCAGATCCTGATCTACAACTCGGGGACATCGACGTGGATCCCCAGCGCGCTCTTCGGCGGCGACGTCACCGGGACGCCCGGAGCCGCGAGCGTCGTTGCTCTGCGCGGCTTCGGCGTAGCGAATACGGCGCCAACGACTGGACAAGCCCTGCTCTTCAACGGGACGAACTGGGCCCCGGGGGCGGTCTCTTCGCTCGCCGACTCCAGCGTCACCGCCTCTTTCTCAGCCACGGCCGGCTCGCGCTACGTCGTGGGTATCCTCACCGCGGCAATCACCGCGACGCTGCCGACTGCCCCGACCGCGTTCGCGCGCATCGAGATCTTGGGCTCGCCCGTCGGAGGGACGTACCCGACGACGGTGCAACCCGGGGTCACGACGACCACGACGGCTGGCCTCACGCAGCCCGCGGTCGGATCTTCCGTGTCGATCCCGGTAACGAGTTCGACGGCGTTCTCCTCGGGCCAGTACGTGTTCGTGGGGACAGAGCGATACCGGCTCGGCGCTTCGCCGGACGGGACGCACATCCTTGCGACCAACACCGGCGACGCCGGCAACTCGGCTGCCGGAGCTACGATCGCGACGGCGCAAAACGTTCGGTTCGGAATCGACGACCAAGCCACGGACGTGCTCGACGCGCCATTCCTGGCGCGCGGGTACCTGTTCGACGCGACGGTCGGCATGTGGAGGCGGTACTGATGGCGTTCTCTCCTCGCGACAACTGGCGGCGCGTCTACATGACGGACTGGACCGTCGGAAGCGTGCTCAATCCCACTCCCATCGTCGGGCCTACGCTCGCGTGGACGTCGTACAATCCGGGCGGTTCCGAGATCGCAGCGAACCCGACCGCTGCGTCGGTCTCCGCTGGACCGCATCGAGCCCTTCGGGCTCGAGCAACATATTCGGAACGCCGCTCTCGGCGCACACGTACGTTCTCCTGAACCAGCTGTTCCCGACCTACAACCCGAACCGGATCGTCCGCATCGTGAACCGCGTCACGATCGCGAGCAACACGGCGAACTACCAGGGCGCATGGACCGGGTTCCTCAACTACGACACGAGCGTCACGCCGGTCCGGAACATCGCTGCCATCGGCTTCCGTCACGACTCCGCGCAAGCGGCTTCGAACAAGCTGTCCGTCCTCACCCGGTGCCAGTGGGGCGGCTCGTCCGGCGTCGACAAGTCGACGGCCATCCAAGCGCTGCAGACGAACGCTGGAGGCACGGAGTTCTACGACGTCCAGGCCACCGTGCTGTTCCCAAACTGGGGCGCGGAATTCTGGGTCGGGCGCTACAACGGCGTCGCCGATTTCGGCAAGGGGATGAAGCGCCTTTCCTCGATGCACTCACCGGGCACTGGCGTCATCACCGGGCAGGAGGCCCCGAGCGGCACGTCGTTCATCGCGGCGGCGCTCTGGGCCATGAACAACGGCGCCACGTCGAACACGTGGTCCGCCACGTTCACCCACACCGCGATTGACGAACTAATTTCGTGACGCTCTGAGCGGGCTCTTCGTGGCCCGCTTCTCACGATAGCGCACCACGCCTGGGGATGGATTCGCCGCCCTCGGGCCGCGGTGCGTCGCCATTTCGGATTGAAGGAGAAAACAAGACATGTCGATGCGACTTTTCGGGCTCGGGAAACAAGCTCTCGCGGCCGGCTCCATCGTTTGGGGTACGGACACGATCAAGGCGATGCTGGTCGGCTTCACCGCCGACACGCACATCAAGGCCATCACCGGTGCGACGAACGCGACGCCGATCGTGGCTACCGCGACGGCTCACGGGTGGGCCGACGGTGACGTCGTTGTGACCGCTGGCATTGGTGGCAACACCGCGGCGAACGGCACGTTCAAGCTCGCGGGTTCGACGGCCAACACGTTCAACCTGCAGACCTTCGACGGCGCGTCCGTCGTCGGCAACGGCGCCTACACCTCGGGCGGCTACGCGATCAACCTCTCCAAGGCGCAGTTCCTCGCGGACATCGACGCCGGCCGAGTCGGTACCGACGTCACGCTCACCACGAAGACGAGCGCCCTCGGTGTCCTCGACTGCGACGACATCCCGTACCCGCTGCTCACCGGGGCCCAGGTCTGGGGTCTCGCGATCTACAAGGACACCGGCGTGGCCGCCACTTCTCCGTTGCTCTACTGGTGCGACGGGAAGACGCTCGTCACCGTCGCAGCTGCAGCGTCGATCAGCGCGACAAGCATTGCGGTCGAAAAACTCGAGGCCGCGATCGCTTCTGGCGCGACGATCCCGCTGTCGAATGGCGTGACGGCAACCCTGAGCGCGCAGGCAAACGCTGGAGATCGAGTGCTGACGGTATCGGCTCTCAGCGCGGCGGTAGCGGCGGGTCACCACGGCGACGCCGCGACGCTCGGAACCGGACTCCCGCTCACCCCGAGCGGCACGAACGTCACGTTCCAGATCGACAACGGCATCTACCGCCTGGTGGAGATCTGATCGATGGCGGCGGAGCAGGTCACTCGCGCCTACGGCGTCGACATCCCGACGACCGACGCGGAGGTGCGCACGTCCGACCCGGCCGGATACGTTGCCGACGTCTTCGAGTCTCTTGCGGCTCGGCTTCGCTCCGGAGAGCTCAAGGGGGCCTCCGGAACCTGGGCCGAGCATCACACGCACCTCGTCACCGTGGAGGTCTCCAGCAGTGGGGAGCTCGAGGAGAACGGCGAGGAGTACCGGATGCGCGTCGAAATGAAGCGCACGCGCATCCTCGACACGAGGCCCAATCTTGCCGTCGTGAGGAAGTGACAACATGGCCCTGAACGCGAAGTTTGCCGTGCAATACCGGAACGTCTGCCTCGATCAGTTCGATGCACTGACGAATGGGTTCATGAAATACTACGACGGGACGCAACCGGCAGACTCCGACACGGCCCTCGGATCTCAGGTGCTTCTCGCGCAACTCACGTTCGGCGCGACAGCGTTCGCCGCCGCCGCTGCTGGCTCCAAGACGGCAAACGCAATCACGCAGGACTCGAGCGCGGATGCGAGTGGCACATGCACGTGGGTCACGCTGCAGAAAAGCACCGGGATCCGTTCCGGTTCGATGCTCGACGGCAGCGTCGGAACGAGCGCGGCGAACGTCGTGATGAACACAGTCGCGATCACTGCTGGGAATCCAGTCTCGTGCTCGTCACTCGTGATCAGCATGGCGGCGTGAGGAAGCATGCCATTCGTCATCAGGCATCAGTGCGTCGGAGTCGTTCACGAGTTCGTGTTTGCCGACATGCCGACGGAGCTCCAGATCGCCGCTGTCGCGCGATTCGTTGCTCCGCGCTGCGCGCACGAAGTGCACCCGAAAACGGGTGAGCCGTGGCGCGTGTGGGCCGAGCCGCGCGAACTCATCGGTGACTCTATTCCGACGATTCACACCCAAGAACCAAACAACATGCCCGGGCCGCAAGCGCCCACGATGCACGGCATCGCTAGCGCGGGAGAAACGTAATGGATTCCAAGTACATCGAGACGTACACGTCGCAGAAAGCGCGCGGCACACGGAAGAGCAACTTCACCACCGCGCAGTCCGTTCTCGTGGACATGAACGGCGCGCCGTTCCCGGGCGCATTTTTCGAGAAGGGCGCGAAGTTCGAATTCCGCGTCGCGGGTCTGCTCGAGTGGACGACGGGCACACCGGCGTTCACGTTCAATTTCATGATCGGCTCGACGATCGCGTGGAGCAGCGGGGCAATCGCGATGCCCAGCACGGCCGACACAGGAGTGTTCGTGCTCAAGGGGACGCTGCGGCTGGACAGCGACGGCGCGACGGCGCGCCTGATCGGACTCGCCGAGTTCACGATGACGCCCGGCACGGCGGCGGGAGTGGCGAAGGTCGTCCCGACCGGCGCGATATCCGCCGGAACCGCATGGGACAGCACCACGGCCTACTACTCGAATATGTACGTAGCGTGTTCTGCGGCGAACGCTTCCAATGCGGTCACCGTCGAGGACTACGACCTCAAAAGAGTGGCATGAAGCTCCAGGCGTTCGGCTCCGAAGCGCCTCCGCAACTCTTCCCTCTGTCCGTCCATTCCAGTGGTCGGTACCTGGTGGACGCGCAGGGGCGCCCGTTTGCCCTGCGGACAGAGTTCGCGTGGATCATGGCAACGTGGTTCACTCGAGAGCAGGTCCTTCAGTACCTCGACGATCGCAGCCACCGCGGCTTCAATGGCTTCGAGCTCATGGCCATCATGGTGGACAGCGGATCCCCGTATCAGTTCCGCCGCGCCAACGCCTACGGGCAAGAGCCATTCACGACCGTCGGGGACCTATCCACGCCAAATCCAGCGTACTTCGACCACCTCGAATACATCATCGACCAGGCGGCGAAGCGCGGGATGGTCGCCGAGGTTTACCACAGTTACCTCGGGTACAATGGCGAAGCGGCGCAAGGGTGGTACACGACACTTGCGGCCAACTCGCTTGCCGCATGCCAGTCGTACGGCAATTACCTGGGGACACGGTTCGGCGGGAAGACCAACGTCTTCTGGATGAACGGTGGTGACTACAGCCCACCGAACGACGCGACGCTCGCGAAGCACCGCGCGATCCTGACGTCCATCCGCGCGGCTGGCGGATATCAGCTATCTGGCTCTGAATGGGGCGGCCCGGATTCGCTAGTGACTGAGGTCGACTCAACAAGCGGAGCCGGCGGATTCACGTTCGGACTGGACCCGAAGACGAGCGACATGCAGCTCGACACGTTCTATGGGCTCGGCCCGGGGCAGCTCGGGCTGACGTACGTCACGGCTCAACGCTCGTGGGATAGAACGTCGCCCATCCTGCCGTCGATCGGAAGCGAGATGCTCCAGTACCTCGGGCCCTACTCGGGGAGCTCCGGGGACCGCGCGTCACTGCGCAACTACCAGCATTGGGCGATCACTTCCGGAGCGATTGCGGGGTGCAACGCTGGCGACTACGAGATCAATTTCGGCGCGACCCCGTACTTTGCAGCGTGGCAAAATCCATGGGTCGACGACTTCACCGTTCTGATCGCGTTCTACAAGTCGCTCAAATGGTGGATGATGCGGCCTTCGGGAACGGCCTCCGGGCGCGCCGGGCTGAACCTCGTGTCTTCGGGAGCCGGATCGGGGACGACGCAGATCACGAGCTGCATGGCCTCCGACGGCTCTCAAATCGTCGCGTTCGTTCCGAACACAGGAACGTCTGCGACCACGTTCGGGCTGAATCTGACCGGGCTTCAGAGCCCTCGCGACTTCATCTTCGTTGACCCGACAACGGGCGCCACACAGGCCGTCGGAACCTTCTCGAACACTCTGTCAAATCAATCGTTCACGACGCCCGGGGCCAACGCATCCGGCGCAAACGACTGGCTGCTTGTAGGAAAATAAGAGGACATAATGCTCGCTTCCCTAACGGACTACAACGCCAGCCTGAACGCCGGCCTGATGCAGGAGTTTTCGGTGCACAAGGTCGGCGGCACGATGCAGGGCGCCGGGACGTGGATGCGTCTCTGGACCGCATCAGGAGCACCGGGCGCCGGTGCTGAACCGGCGGCTACACCGGGAACCGCGTACTCCAATGCGACGGGCGGGATCATCTTCGGTGACTCGTCGCCGACAACGAAGCAGCTCGTGACCATCGAGCTCGCGTCCACGCAGCAATGCGTCGTTGCGCTGTACGATCGGCTTGTCGGGGTCAGCGGCATTTCGCTTGCTGCAACCGGGGCAAAAACGGTGAACAGCACGGCGCTCACGCGCTACTCCGGCGCGGCAGCGAACGTCGTGGAGCCCTGGATCGAGATCACGACGGCAACGACAACGACGGCAGCGATCCTGTCGGCCTCGTCGTACACGAACGAATCCGGCACCGCGGCGAGAGCCGGGGCAACGGTCACTCTCCCCGCAGCCGCCACCGTGCTGAACGCAACGATCCGCCTGCCTCTGCAGGCGGGCGACCGAGGCGTTCGATCGATCGAGAGTCTGAACGTCGCGACCGCTGCGGCTGCTGGTGTTTGCAACGTCGTGCTGCGGCGAAGACTCGGGCAGCTCTTCATTCCGACGAACGGGTCGTCTCTGCTCACTCTGCCGGTCGACCGCCTCGGCGCGCCCCAGGTTTTTGACGGGGCCACGTTAGAGCTGCTGGTCCTGCCGAACGCAACGACGGCGACGACGATTATGGGTTCCATCACGATCGGATCGTGAACACGTGGCAAAAATCGGTTCGAAGACCTCAACACGGAGAGCGCCGCGGTGGTGGCCGGCGTTCTATCGGGCCGATCTGTGGACCTTCACTCTCGACCCGACCGCCGTCGCGCAGGGAGAGAGCGCGCTTGCTCCGGTAGCGCTTGCCGCGACCGCGGCCACCCCCGTCGTATTCTCGGGAACGGGCACCGCTGCGCTCGCTCCGGTGACGCTCAGCGGCGTGGCAACGCAGCTCTCTCCGCCGGGGACTGCGGCGCTCGTTGGATCGCCCTCGGAGAACTCCGTTGGCAACACGGCTGCCACCACGGTCCAGGCTACGCTGGCGGTATCCCCGGGCGAAACGATCGTCGTTTTCGGCTCCTGTGGATCGAGCGCAGGTGTACCGGTTATCACCTGCGCAGACGATGTCGGCGGGAACTACGGCGGGAGCTCCCTCGCCACTCCGAACGACGCCGGGAACCAGCAATGCGCGTTCGCGTTCGTCGCGCCGTCGAGCGCAGGCGGCACGGTCACGATCACGGTTTCGTTTTCCGCGTCCGTCCCCTACCGAGCGATCGGAGTTCTCCGCGTCTCGGGGACGAGCGGCACGCCCCTCGCGGCCGGGCTGTTCACGACCGGATCGACGACGGCATCGTCGGGGACGACCACGGTTCCCGCGGGGCAGTCGGGGCTTCTCGTGGGCCTCGCTCTCGACTCCAGCGGAGTCGGCGCCCCGACGGCGGACACCGGTTCCGGCTTCGCCTCGGTCGGCGGGCTGTGGACGCTCGGCGGCGGCTCGAATCAAGCGGTCATCGAGAGCAAGGCGGTCACCGCTGGCGCAACGGCCGCGACCTTCGGCGCCGCAAACAATCCGACGCTGGCCATCGGGATATTCCTGCCCTCCGCCGGAGGGGTGGATTCGTACGCTACCGCCACCGTCGCATCCGTAGGATTCTCGGGAGCGGCAACGGTGCAAACCGCGGCCACATCCGTTGCCACATTCGACGTCTCTCCGGTCGGAGTAGACGCAACGGCGGCGACGGTGATGCCCGTTGCCCCGCCGTTCCCCTCCTTCGGTCCTCCGCCACCTCCGAAGGTGCGGCGAGGGCTCGATGGGTACACGCAGCAGCCGGCGCTCGACCAGCCGAGCTACCTGTCCTTCTTTGTTCCGCCGACCACAGCGACGACCGTCGTGATGACGCTCGCCGGCGGACGAGCTCCGAGTCGAGCCGGTCGGATGTCGACCGTCGTGTCAGCGCAACTGACGGGCGCGTCCGATCGCTCAAACGCTGGGCTCGTCTCCGGACAGCTGGTGCTCACTGTCGGCGGAGCGTCCGATCGCTCAAACGCTGGGCTCGTCTCCGGACAGCGGGTGCTCACTGTCGGCGGAGCGTCCACCCATGATGCCGCACCGGGGCCGACCGGATCCCTCACGGCAACGCTCGGTGGATCAAGGTCGGCGGCGAAGTCCGGACGGGAAACGATCGTCCGGATCCAGCTCCTCGGGGCCGCAAGGGCGCACGAGGCGCACGGCAGAGAGACGGTCACTCTCGGGGC